GTAAGACTCTCTAGTTGTCCAAATTATATTACCATATTCAGTTTTAATAGCAGCAGCAACCGATGCGGGCCCACCCCAATTTTGCGCGTGAATTCTAACGGTCTTCCATCCAGGTACTGTTGCATATGCACCAGTCCATACGCTTTGATAAGCAGCCTCTCCGCCTTGTGTCTGAACCACAAGATAATCGTTTACATATATTGCACCATAATTATCAGCACTAAGTTGAAATGTAAAAAGGCCTTGACCAACTGGTGGAAAATATACTTCATATGTATAATCGCCATTGCCATCCCATACGCCATACGTATTTAAGAAAGAGGTGTATTGATTATTGCTTAGTGCTATGGAATAATAACCTCTAGGAGCAACTAGCGCGTTAACGCTTGCGTTACCATAACCAGCACCATAACGTCCACCGCCTCCTCCACCCGGTCCACCAGAAGAAACTGCAAGTATATTAGAAATGTTATTATATGCGGTAGCGCCATTCTTCCAAATTAAACTCGCTCCACCACCTCCACCTCCACCTCCAGAATAACCGGAAGGTCCAGCATTACCACCAGCACCGCCAGAATAACCATTTATCGCAAATCCGCCTGCACCGCCGCCAGAACTTCTTTGACCGCTTGCTCCACTATAACCGCCACCGCCTATAGAACAATATATTGTTTCACCTTCGGAAAGTGCAATATTTCCACTTGTTATTAAACCCGGATATCCTGGGCTTCCGGAGTATGAATCAGCGCCACCATGCCCACCGCCACCGCCAATCATTTGGAAGTTTACAATACAATTTTTAGACGAAGTTATTTGATAAACAACGTCCTTAGTATAAGTCAATAGAATCATATCTTAAACCAGAAGTCACCATTGACTGCATCAGTAGGCGCTGTAGACTGAACGTATTTTCTAGATGATCCCCACTTATTTTGCAAATCGTCTACATATGCAGTATTGGCTTTACCTGCAATTTTGTTATCTATCGCAGTATTCATTTGAGTAGTAGTAGAATATGATCCTAAATCACTTGATATTCTTGCAACTGTATATGCTGTAGTTGCAATCTGAGCGTTATTAGTACTAGTCGCAGGAGTAGGTGCTGCAGGAGTGCCAGTAAATGTAGGATTATTTTTTGGTGCAAGAGGAGAAACTGCGTCTGCAATTAAAGTATCAGTAGTTGTTTTAATGTAGTAATTCTGAAGAGTTCTGTTAACTCTGTTAACAACATATTCAGTGTTTGCAAGTTTACTCGATCCACTCTCGTTTGTGCCATCAGTTACATCAACTGTTGGAGCAGAAGGTGTGCCAGTAAATGCTGGAGAAGCAATTGGAGCTTTTAGATCGAGAGCAGTGTTGATCTGAGTTCTATGTTTTTGCACATACGCAGTATTTGCTAGTGAATTACTATTACTACTTACATCAATATTAGTATTAAACTGAGCGCCGCCGGTAAATATTGGAGCATCTAGTGGAGCAACAGTTTGAGTTACTCCACTTAATCTATAATAGAGATTAGTAGAATCAGTCCATACGTCACCATCAGCAAGACTTCCAACAGTAGCAGTTCTTGGAGGTATATTTAACGATGCGCCAGAGCTACCTCCTGCAACTAGAGTTAGTTTACCGAGCATTGGAGTGTCACCGCCGATGTGAACTGCTCCCAAATTAGCTCTCGCACCAACTTGGTTAGTAGCGCCAGTTCCTCCATTAGCAACAGCAATTAACCCATCGAAATTATGAGCAAGAGTTGCTTCATCTGCTGTTGTGGCCGAATCCGCGTTTCCAATTAAATCACCTCTAAAATTGTTAGCGTAAATGTCAGAATTAGAATCACGTAGAGCTATCGTAGATACACCAGCTGCGATTGATGGATAGTATCCTCTTAATCTCCATACGTTTAAGTTTGCAACCTCGGGCGTTAGAGCGTTTATTCTATCTCGCACTGAAGTAGAGTTGAAATCAACCGTGTTTAATTTAGTAACTAAATTGTCAGTGATATATCTAAAGTTATTGTCTAATTCCGTCACGGTGAGAGGGTAACCTTTTTCACTGCGGTACGTAATAGACGAACCTATACTAGATCCAGCTGGTGTTAAATTAACTGAAAACTTAGAAAATTCTATTGGTGCACTACCAACAGTGAGTGAACCGTCAGATGATATCATCCAACCGGTATCAGCAAAAGTAGTTCCTTCTTGTACGAATATAATAGTTGCTGGAGCTTGTACAGATGAAGCAGCAAAGTCTGATGAGCGAATTAATCTGTAATTCGCCGATACCTGAGTTACGACGTATACGCCATTTTGTATCTTATCAGATTGAGCTTTAACTAGTATTCTATCGCCAAGAGCTATAGAAACTCCATCAATAATATTATTAGGAGATACTTCTAAATTAGTAGTAAGAGGTATGTTTACTGTAGTAGCTAGTCTAGCTTGTGTAAGAATCGTTGCCATTTACTCGCCTTTAACTAATTGTTTAAGCAATTGCTTTATTTCCTGCATATCGTTTTTAAGTTCCTGTATTTCTCGAGATTGCCTATTAACGATATCTATCTGTTTTTTCTGAGCGTCTCTTCTCTTCTTATATTCTTCAAATTCATAATTGCTAGTAGAGATAATAGCATGAGTGGACATGTCTCTTATAAGAGATTCATGTCCATCCACTTTCTTAAAAAACGCCGTCATGCTGCACACGCTATAACTCTAAAGTCTTGTATACGAGGTACCTTGGCCTTGTTATTAGACTTCATTACTAACTTAACCATTACACTGTCAAATAGTTCTAAATTTTCTGCACTTGCTACTACTTCAGAAAACTCAGTAGATGATTTGGTGTAACTCGATGGAGACATTTTATAGTAACGTGATGCAATGAAATCACCATCAACGTTGCTACCAGTCTTATAATAAATTTCAACATCTGCATCATCTGGTATCATTGCCGAGAACATAATACGAAGCATGTCTGATGGACGTGAAAAGTTTATCTTCTTAGTTACATATTTACTATGTGTAGATCCACCAATTGCAGCATATTCAGACTTGAAATGAGACATCCAAGCAATAGCTACTTGACTTGCTGCAATAATTGGCTTAGCAGAATCGATAGCTTCTAGTGTTAGATATAAGTTACCAGCGCCATCGAGACTCTTATCAACAATTACTGCATAGCGAGTTGCATCAGTTATTCCAACATATATGAATCTGAGCATATCGCCAGCATTCAGATTGTTATTCATATTGGTGTACAACGTTGGTTGATCGGTAGAATTTACCGTCATTGTTGGGTAACCGTCTATCGTTGGTAGTTGTATAGCGCTACCAGCACCTAAAGAAGTATTACCGGCAGATATTGCAAATACATCTAGCGCAGGATCATTTACTAAGTAACTAGGTGAGTCTACTTTGTTACTAATCATAGTGAGCGCAACTCTACTTAGATCTATAACTGGAGATACAGAATCGGTAGATCCTGGATTCAACGTAGCTATTACACTTAATCTACTTGGGAAATTCACACTAGGATAATTATCTTTAGATGGATAAACTTGAGTAGCATCGAAGTCTCTGTTCTCTTTAGGTAAAATATCGTATAGCGTTGAAGTAGGAGTTACTGAGAAACTACTTTGATGCGTGATACTTTTCACCTTATAAGATATTGAAGAACTAGCAGGAACAACCTCTCCAACTTCTAGCATAGCAGTTTGGAATTCATAATTCTCACTTGCTGCTATGTAGCCTCCACCAACTTTTCCAGTTCCAGTAGAATTAACGCCAAAGTCAATTACATATGAATCAAGTTCTGCAGAAATAATTTCATGACCAGCTGATCTAAATATTGTCGTAGCTGATATGCCATTTATAGAATTTACTATCTGTCTACTCATAAAGACTACTTTATTTCCAGCAATCATTCCATGATTTGGATGTTCGACTCTGCATTTTCCAGAACCAGTTACGAAGTTGAAAGGATTAAACCTTAGATTAGTATATCCTAATGCTGGTGGAATAAATTCAATTTCTTTAGGTGATTGAGTGAATTTTGCTCTTCTGATAACAAACTTCATGTCTTGAGTTTGATCAGCGGTCCATGCTGACGCATTCTGTGATTTAAATAGAACGCCATTATATGGTTGTGAAAGAATTTTCTTTCCCGTGAATATATCAGTTTGATCAGTCTGAGAAATCCAGATCTTATAGCTATCAGAATCTGATAGCGCAACTAACGCATATTCTACGCCATTTTGTACATATACTGGTGACGTAAATGTAAATGTTGTCGCAGGAAGAACGGTAGTTCCATTAGCAAGCTGAGAACTTAAATTAACGTCAGTCGCTTTCTTTTCTACTCTAGAGAATGGTAAAACTCTTGATCCTGGATAACCATTAACAACTTCTCGAATTTCTATGCGGCATGGAATCTTAAGATTAGGATCTCTTGCAGAGAAGAATAAATCAACTGAAGTTAAGAACGCACCACCTTCTTGCTGAACAAAGAACGTTTGCGCAAGTGGATCAAACCATCCGGTATCACGAGTTGTTCTCTCGGCCGTTGTAACAATAGTTTGAGAATCTGAAACTTGTTGAGAAACAACATCAGCAGTTCTAGTTGAAATAATAGTTCTTTGCATGATTTCTATGAGACCATTAGCTTCATACATAGCAGAACCACTTGTAGATTCTGAACTAGCGCGTCCTATTGCATCAATTGATGAACTATCAGAGAATCTTAATTCACGAGTGCCAGTTCTAAATTTAAGAATAGGATTACTTGGAATCTTGAATATACCAAGAGCTTGTCCAGTGAATGTGCTAATTAAACCAGTGGTTGGAACATATCTTTCTACGAATTTCACACGAGGAATTTCTCCAGCACCAGTGTACTCTCCTCTCAATTCCGCATTAGCTGCAGTAGAGAACAGATTATCAGGTCCTTTAATATTTAGCAAGTAGAGATAGTATTGGCCTTCATAGAGTTCCTGACCAACAACAATTGCGCTTCTCCCAGTTGCTTCGTTATTTACGTATTCTTTAATAACTTCGCCATGATTAAATGCAACTTCAACTTCTGAAGTCATATTATTTGGCTTAATAACTTTAATAGAAATAGCTGCGCTATTCGCTGTTACTCCAGCATAATTAGTCTTTAATGTCAGTGTATCGTTATCACCAACAGACAATACTTCATAACGCTGTGCTGCATCAACTACAATTGTGTCTCCAGCAGATATTTGAGTATTGAACGATGTTCCAACTCCTTCAACCGTTGCGCTTCCATTAATAAGAGTTACAGTTCCAGTGACTGGAATTCCATCAGAATAATATACAGTGCGTTCTGCGTTACCTACAGCAGAACCGGCATTTCTTTCAGTATCGAATCTAAAAGGATATGTAGTAGCTCCAGGTTTAGCTATAGGCGTAAACTTAATTCTAGTACAAGTCTCTATGTACTGATCTACTGGTATATTATCAAAGAATGCATACATTCTAGTGTTTGGCTTAAATCCAAATCCAGTGAATAGTATTGAACGTGGACGAATGTATGGCACTACTTGTGTTTCTACAACACGATCGTCTGCTACTCTCGAATCTACTTTATCTACAATAAATGAGCGTGTTCCTACACGCTCACTCTTGGTTTCTACTGCAGTTGTTTCAATTGTAATTACGCGAGAACCAGCAACAGAATTTGCCTGCGCAGAACTAACATCACGATTAGTATTACCAATCAAATCTAATTCTTCAGCAGTAAAAGTAGCACGATTTCTCCAGAATGTGCCTCCATTATTAGAACTACTTAATATAGTCGTATTCGCAGTAGACCATGCACCAAGATTTTCCATTCTCGATGAAAGAGACCTACTCGAAGAGAAATTTACTTGCCAGTTATTCCATATAGTACCTAAAACACCATCAGCCTCAGCCTTAGCTACCACAGCATTATATTGTCCTTCATCATTAAGTATAATATCAGGACGATAATGATTAGAGAACCAAGTGTCTGACCAAGGGTTGATAGACACGATTCCTTTATAGGAATGCAAGTTATATGGATTTAAGAATTCTTGTGTGGAAGCTACATTTTGAGCAATCAGAACTTCTTCAGTGTAAGGAAGTGTGACTAAGTCTCCAGACACTTTGTAACTTCTGTCAATAGCATTAACGTTTTCAAGTAAAGAGACTTGTTTCTGAGAGAAGAATGGTCTTAATTCTTTCTTTTTAGAATCTATAGATGCGTTCCAGTCATCCGACGAAGCATTTCCAACGCCTTGGCCATCAAACGAATCTACTAAGAAACCATTTTGATAGCGATCTAGTCCACTAGAATCTACTATTCGCATATTCTTAGTTTCTATTTCAGTCAAGCTTAACGCTGTATAATATTCTAAATCTTGTATTCTACGTTCTAACTTGCCGATGTCGCGCATTGTATAGCGTTTATTTTCAACTCTATCAATTGCTATTCCCGGTTTTTGATCGTTTGTAAAGGTATATGGTTCGTAAGATATTCTTGCTAGCTTCATGCAACTAGCAGGCACGCGAGGTTCTGATGAAGTGCCGGGAATACCTCTTGATATGATATAGTCGCCCGTGCTGCTTAGTGCTATGTTATCTATTCTAGATAGATAATTTTTATAAGTGAATGAACCAGTACTACCGTATTTCGGTAAGTATTGTTCCGTGAACGACGAAGTAGAACCAGATTGATATGGTCTGAAGTCAATAGAATCTCTAAGCGCTTGATCAGACACTAAAGGTATCTGATCATATCTCATATTAGAAGTAGAGTGCGTATAGGTTGCAACTGCATTAAACGCAGATTTAACATTAGAAGTTTTGTTTACATACTCATATTTTATTTGAATAGGTCCTGTAGGTACAGGCGCTAATGGATCTAGTGTTAATGTGCAAGATGCAAGATGAGTATCACGCTGACCAGCATCGAAAATATATCTATTAGTGATATCAGTACTATAGGTAGGAGTTGCAGTGCCCCAAGCCTGATTAGACATTCTTATAGAAACTATTCTAGATACGAACGATTCTTCTAAAGTTATTACCTTCGATTGAGCAGCAACTTGGGTAATAAGTGACTCGGTCTTATCTGTCACTGAACGCACGTGTTGAAGATTGGTTGTGCCAACCTTCTTCATAGTAGCTATAACTTTATATGTTACGCTAGCAGTTAGTCCACCACTAATAGTCAACTGAGTATTACCCGGATTAGTGGTAATGGATGTTGGAGTAACTATAGCACCTGTTCCATTATTAATGACAATATAATTGTCATCATCCAATCCACTCTCAAACGTCATGTCATTAGGCGCATCAGTATTAGTATTATATGATATAGCTGGAGTTGCTCCAGCTGATGCTTGCTTAGGACCAAGTTGAACTGCTACTATGTATTCAGCAGATGAAATCTCAGATATTGCGTAATCTGGCAACTTATAAATTAATGATGACTGTGATGGATTATTAAGTACTGCAGCTCCAGAATCTAAAACAATGTCAGCGTTAAACTCGGTTACATTGTTTGTCGCAATAGATCTAACCTGAGAAAACGTAAATCCAACATTCATTGAAATGTCAAATAAGAATGTTTTATAATTAACGTTGCTAGAAAGATGCTTCTCAAATGCTCTTATTCTAGTTGTGCCTATAGTAGTACCATCAACGGTATACGTTAAACCGGTGATTGATCCAACAACACCATACACTGGTGTTCCACTAAGTGTTCCAAGTTTAAATGTAGTTGAACCATTTGTCGCAACGATGATATATTTGGTTCCACCAGTGACAGTCGTGTATCCAGTAATACTTCCTGCGCCGCCAGCAGTTCCGCTGATAGTAATTGATTGACCAACGTAAAGAGCCAATCCAGCAGCACATGAAAACTCAGCTGGCTGTGAAGTTGATGGATTACCAGTAGATGTAACTGCCACAGTCGTTATCGTGCCGCCATAATGGGCAGAAGCTTTAGTAACGCAGTGAAGATTTGTTTTACCGAATGTAACTATGTCTGGTAAATACGTAGTATTATTGACTACCACATACGATCCCATAGACATATCAAATGATGTAGTCTTTGTAGAAGAAATAGAATCAGTTACTGCTGGAACTACAGTCGTGTTATCAGTAGTGCTAGCGAGACCAAGATACTTAGCTAAAGCGTTCGATCCTTGAGAAACGTTTCTAGATTTATACGCGTTAATATATTGAGTAGCCAACTTTTCTATTTCATAGCCGCGAACATATGCTTTACCGGCTTCAACTCCGTGTGTAACCATCCCATCTAAATGTTGATGATCGGCTACTGTAAAGTTAGCATATTTTGAATCGCCAGAAGCAAATGTAACTAATCCTTGATTGAAATCAGGATATAACATATATTCCCATCTAACAGTTCCATCTGTGATAAAATCTGTTGATCCATTTGCTGCAGCTGAGAAAGTAGTAGGGATTGAGTTGCCGGTTGTTCCAGACGTTACCGCAACAAAATACCAAAATCCTAAACCACCATCTGAAATTTTGATAAGATCGCCTTGAATGAATTTTTCTTCTCTAGCCCAGTCACCTCTAAGATTATTTCTATATTCTTTAGTGTGGATATTAAAAGGATCTAATGCATAGTCTCCAGATTCATCGTAAGTTCTACGAGCTAAAGTTTTTTCAATTTCAGCATAGTTTGTTCTATCGATCTTAAATATAACATTACCATCTTGTAATCTCAAAAGATCAATAAATTCTTGAGAACTTTCAGAAGTTAATGAAAGTTTGCTTAATACTAAATCTATGTAGTGACGAGCTGCACCCGGCGCTGAATAATTAGGAGATCCTAATGCATTATCGAGCAACTGTTCGTTATCTTCAGGATAAACAATACTCTCATTATACTGCAATCCAACTCTGTACGAAGGAGTATTCGTGTATTTGTCTAGAATAATAGTTTGTTCAGATACTAATACAAACTTTTTCTTAATATAATAAATGCCACGTTGTATAGTTGCTGCACATCCTTTTCCTATAGGTGGAATGGCGATTGACAATGCACCAGCAACTGTGACAGTTAATTCTGGACGTCCACTAGGAGCAAGAGATTCGTTTGCGGTAAATGTGCTAATGTTATTTCCAGTAGTAGGATCTTGCGCAGAGTTTATATATTTCACAAAGATAGTAGGAGGATTATCACCTTCTGCTAACGTATAATTCATTACAACAGCGCGCAGTCCGGAAGAATTCTGAATCTCTAATCCTACTAAATTACTTAGAATAGATTCTACACTTGCGCCGGCTGAAAACGATAACATTACGTAGTTATAGTTCAGATCATACGCAATCTGACCAGGAATAACCATAGCTCCTTCTTTGAAGATATGATCTCCATGGCGACGAATTTGCTCTTGAAGAATTGTTTGAAGCTGTGTTAACTCTCGAGCCTGTACAGCATAACCAGGTCTAAAAAGAATTTGATGATATTTGTCATCTTCGGAAAAATCATCGAAGAATGGTTCAATAGAAAAGTCTAGTGCCATGTTGTTTTTCTCTTAAAAGCTAATTAGCGTTGATGCTACGAGTGTTTGTTCTGCTGATGAAGTAAACTTAGATCTATTATCAATGTATACTAACTCTCCAGAATACTTATTGAAATCAGGTCTGTTTATTGACGATATGGAGATGTTGTACGTATTATTTCCAGATAGTTTATATATGGAGTCACCAGTTGTAGGCAAATAATTATCATTTAACATTACTAACAAATAATATTTATCATTAATCTGTGACTTCTCGACGAGAGTAAATTCTTTAACTGTTCCTGCAACAGAATAATATAAAGTATCATCTAGTGATAATTGCGTGTATGTAGTAGTATTAGTCGTATTTACATCGCATGTAAATACAGCACATGGAGACCCAACGGCATTTCTATAAATCGAATCTTCACCAAATATTTTTGGATCTTTCAAAATAGTTATTTGACGATAGTCATTCGTTACGTCAACGCCTTTGTTTGTTTCTTTTGCGATTTTAGTCACAAACATAATAGTGCTAGCATACAATTCTGACACTGCATCCTTACCATGACCTCCAGGAGGAGCAATGATTGGACGTAATACTGCGCCAGTACCACCACCACCACTTATAGATATACTCGCTGTTGTATAACCACTACCTGGATTAGTTACGTTTATTGATGTGATTTTACCATTCGATATAACTGGCACAGCAGTGCATCCACTACCATTTCCATTTATAGTTACTACTGTATTAGAATCATAACCGTTTCCGCCGTTCTCTACTTTAATTACGAATATGGCGCCATCGATAGCTAATAATTCTACGTTTGATTGTTTTGTATCTAAATCACCAACTCCAAATCCAAGTAAGATTGCTGCTTTACTAAACCCTGCAACATATCCAGGATCAGTATTAGGACTTCCAACTAAATCAACATAAGGAGCATTTATAAGTCCGTCTATTCGCTTCTTACCAATGACTTCTACTTGCGCGAACGTATATCCTATTCCAGGTTTAGTGATTACATATCCACCAATTTCTCCTGCAGAAGTAAGAAGAGGAACTATTTCAGCTTCATTTTTCTGAGTAGAAATATTAAAATCACATAAGAATCCGCTTGACGCACCGGCTCCATTATCCATCAATGGACCAGCTATTACGTTAGTGCCACCGACTCCCAAATTTGAACCAAATATAAATGGATTTGAATAACCATAGCCACCATCATTTACTGTTATAGTGTCTACTTCATATGCAGTGATTCTACTAAACGTTAGTCCAGTAAACGTTAATCCTGCGGTAGTACTAGTAGCGATAGCGCTTCCATTAGTTTCCGTCAAGGTGAATGTAGTAGAACCATTTGTTACGCTGATTTTATACGTCTTCGGAGTTGTGTATCCAGTTATAGTTCCAGTTCCAGTGTTTGTTCCGGTTACTACAACTTCTTGACCGACAGCGAGCGTTGTTGCAGTGCAAGAGAATTGTCCGGTGCCAGCAGTACCAGCAGTTACAACGTTAGTAATAGCAACAGTGGTTTTTGTTCTAAACACTGTCGTTATACTAGGAAATTTTCCGTACTGAAGATCTGGACTTGGCCAAGTGAATAAATCCCCAGCAGGTTTTATTGTAAACGTACCTCTATTCGTTATATTAACGCTTTTTATCGAATAAGGGTTTTCTTCGTTATATCCATCACCAATAACTTTAAGCTGAGTGAATGCTGTACTGTTTGTGATATTATCGTAGTCTACAAAAAAGTCAAGTCCACTTCCAGTATTACCAGTTGCATATGTTACAGTTGGTGTTGGTTGTGAAGTGTATCCGCTACCAGCATTAGTAACTAT